CCCGACTAGCCAACCCGCCGCCGTCGGGCAACCCCAAGTGGGTCAAGAAGGGAGGGCAAGGCGATGTCAACCCGTGATGACGACTTCGACCCCTTGGCCGAATCCAACGACGGCAACGGCTTCGCCAAGGTCTATCAAGACGACACGACCGCCAAGGCCGTCACCTTGCCGCCAACGGGCGATTGGTACACGACCGCCCAAGCCGCCGCCTACTTGAACTTGGGCAACCCGTCGTCGGTGCGGTCCTTGGTGTCGCACGGCGACTTGAAGCCCGACGGCAAGACGGGCAAGGGCCACATGTTCGCCAAGAAGACCTTAGACAACTACGTCACCCGCAACCAGATCAAGGACACAAACGATGTCGATCGATCAATCCAAGTTGAAAGCAACCAAGTTCCCGGGCGTGTTTCGGATGGCCGACGGACGCCTATTGGCCCGCGTGACCGTGCGGATCGGCGACAAGACGATCCTTCGCAAGCAAGTCATGCCCGAAGGGGCAACGGAAGCCGACGCGGTCAAGGCGACGTTGGACATGCGGGAAGCCGTCAAGAACCCGCCGCCCCCGTCGATCCCTATGCCCCTCCCGCCGACTACAACCCAGACTTTCGAAGCGTATTGCGTAAGTTGGATGGCAATCCGAACAAGTAGGGTCACGCCCAGCACGCGGGACACCTACGAAGACGCCTTGCACAACTTCATCGTCCCCCGCCTTGGGCACCTTGCGTGCAAGGACATCACCCGCCAAGCCCTGGAATCGTGGCTTGTTTGGGCACAAAACCTGAAACGCAAGGGATCGGCGAAGCCCTACGCCCAAGACACCATGCGGCAATGGTGGCGAACCTTGAAGACGGTCTTGTCGGACATGACGGCGGACTTGGACTTGCCCGACCCGACCCGACGGCTACGGCCCCCACAACGGCCCGAACTTCAACCCGTGCGGGAACAACACACCTTGGACGCCAAGGCGATTGGCGACATGCTTGCCGCATGCAAGGCCAAGTACCCAACGCGGTTGGCCGAAGTGGCAACGATGGCCTTGACGGGTGCCCGTGCGGGCGAAGTCTACGCCTTGAAGTGGGACGTCATCGACTTCGCCAAGGGCCAGATCGTGATTCGCCGTTCGTTGTCGCGGGGCGTGCTTCTTGAACGGACCAAGACCAAGACGCAACGGGTCGTGCCGATGCACGCGGACTTGGCCGAAATCCTTCTTGCACATCGTAACTACCAGATCGCAAACCAAGTCGCAGGGCTTGATTTGGGCATGGTGTTCTTGTCCGACGACGGCCAAATGCGTGATCCGAACTCCGCCAAGAAGTTGTGGCCCCGCTTGGCGAAGTTGGCGGGCATCGATCAGAAGATCAGCCCCCAGGTCTTGCGACGCACCTTGAACACCTTGATGTTGTCGGCACAAGTGGACCGAATCACCTTGCGGGCCATCATGGGGCACACGTCGGAAGCGATGACGGCCCGATACGCGGGCATCGGTGACGCCGCCAAGACCGACGCGATCAACCGGATCCGCCCGTCTTTGGCCCTTGTGCCCAAGGCGTAGAACCCCACGCCCGACGCGATGAAGGCCCGGTAGGTTCGTCCTATCGGGCCTTCATCCGTTTTGGGCTTCGGTCAAATGTGTTACCCCAATGTGTTACCCTAGCGGGATTTTCGGGTAACACACTTTGCTAACTCGTTGTCTTCCTTGGTGCACCCGGTAGGACTCGAACCTACGACCCACGGCTTAGAAGTCTAAAACAAGGCCCACAACGGCATGGTGAAACCTATCTGATTCACAAGGTTATCGTTGGGGCGGGTTGGCGAACGACGACCAAAGTTGACCAAAAGTGTTACCCTATGTGTTACCCCAAGGCATCGGTGGCAAAGTCGCCGATCACGGCGATCCCGTGGCGTCTGGTCGATTGTAACCAGACGTTTTACATTATGTTTCGAACCGTCTTGACCCACGGCCAAACGTCCCGAAGGCCTAACGTCGTGCCCTTGCACCGCGGGCCGACGGACGCACGGAAAGGCCCCGCCAAGGCACGCAATGTTGGTTTGCCGACAAGTGGACGGTCACGACCCGGCGGGCCTTGTAGGGCCAACTAGTCGAAGTTGGTTTTGGCCTTGGCCCGTTGTTCGGCCAACCACGCATGACGATCAACGGTGACCCCTTCAGGCCCGGCAGCTAGCCACGCCGCCCGTTCTTTCGCCGCACGCCTTGCCGCCGCAACCCGCTTGGCTTCACGTTCACGGACGGTTTCCTTCTTGTGCCGCATTTCGACGATGACCGGTTCGATTGACGTCGGGTGCCACGCCCACATGGTGCCGCCGATTTCGAAGTCCGGGGCGGGAAGCCAAAGAACATCCTTGCCCCGCCCCTTTTCGGCCACCCATCGGACAACCGTAGGCTTCGACACGCCGATCGCCGTTGCAACATCTTGAACGCAAAGCAAGTGCGTCCGTCGGCCCCGTTGAATCCCCGGCAATAGGTCATTTCGGGTCGTGTGGATCGCCATCGCGGGTTGTCCGTCGTCGCCAAGTCCGTGTGGCGATCGCAATATGGTGACCGGCAAGTGCCCTATGCGTCAAGAGATTCGTCTATGCTGACTTTTTCTCATGCCCGCGTAGATGGTGGGTAGGAAGCCAAATCGGACGACCTACGAAACCAAGTAGGCCCCAAGACGGGCCGCATCAAGAAGGGAGGGGCACATGAACACGCCCCACAAATCCGACCCGGGGACGCCGGGCATTGTTTCGGACAACAAGATCACGACTGAACTGTATTCCTTTTGGATCGGCGACGATTGGATCATCTACGGCGTCCGTGGCGGGGAACTGTTCAAACGGACCATGACCTACACGAAGGCCAACGGTTTGGATGACGAGAACGCCTATGACGAGGGGCACATCGTCAACGACGTGACCGAGTGGGTCACGGTCGAATCCGCTGCTTTCGCCCTTTGGAGCCATGGGCTTAGGTGGGATTGGTTCAACAAGGCGATGGAAGCCAACAAGGCGGGCTATGAGTCCGCCGACGAGCACGATGAGGCCAAGTCGGCTGAAGCCAAAAGGGCTAAGGCTATCGCCAAGGCTGAAGCCAAGCTTGCAACCCTCAAGGCCGCGTAGCACCAACGCCCAAGGCGTGCCCCGACAAGGTCAACCGTTGACCTTGTCGGGGGCACGTCGGGAGCAACCGACACCCGCCCGTGATGCGAACGACTTCACGGGCGGGTCGGGTTCGATGGTGCGTCGGCACCAACAACCAAGCCGACAAAGGACAACAAGATGAACGACAAAGAATATCGGAAAATGGAACGCGAAGAACGTGCATACGAGAAGGAACGCTTCACCGCCGACTTGATCGAACGCGTCGAGGATGTCCACTGCACCTACAACGCCGGCAAGTACACGATGACGCACCCACGGGCCAAGACCGCCTTGACCCTTCGCACCAAGGACTTCCCCGACGGTTGGGTCAATAAGGTCAAGGTCAAGGCGTGGGTCGCCAAGTTCAAGGGTCCGTGGCCTTTGGGTGGTCGTCATGAAGAAGGGGCGTTCTTGGAGGAGATCGAATGAAAATCATCACGATTGTACGAAAGCCGCTAGACCCCGCCGCACCGACGGTTGCCGCCAACGCCCTAAAGTGGGGGACGGTGGCCCACGAACTTGATCATGCACCCGGCATTGGTCGCGAGCTTGGGCAACGACGGCCACGCGGGCAAGTTCTTCAAGACCGTCGGCGGTGACGACGTGACAAACCCGTGACGATTCAGGTCAAGAAATGTTCGGTGGATTGCCTATCGCCGCCCCGTATTAGGTGAAGGCGGTGGGTACGAAACCGACGCCTGTCGGGTACTAGTAGAAGACGGGCCGGGTCTAGCCAACCCCTTCAAGCCCACAAAGGAAGAACATCATGCAATACTTCGATTTGTCGGACGACTCGGTCGTTGATCCACTCGGTAGCCCCGTCCTAAACGGGGGATGCTTTGATGTTCCTGCCCCCACACCTTGGCCGGTGGGGGCGGGGCTACCAAGTGGGGCAACGCCTTTTGTGCCGTGTCCGCCTTCCGCCCCGTTGGGCCGTGACGCCACCGACGCCGCCGTCTTGGCCGTCATGTGCAACGATGTATCACCCCTTTATGACGTCCTTTTCGGTGCCGCCGACGCGACACCGTTTGTTTGGTGGTCCGGGTCGGTGCCGGGGGCCGATGGTCGCTTTTGGATCCCCGCCGCGTACCGTGCCGCGGACTTGCCGCAAATCGTTGCCGACATCGCGAAGAAGGCCACCACGGACGACGACGATTGCGGCAAGACCGAAGCCGCCGCCCGTAAGGTCGTCCGGTGGCATTCGGGGCTTGGTGGCGATCGCGTGGCTTGGGTGTCTTGTGCCCGTGTCGAAATCGACCACTTGGGCCGCGACGAACAAGAACGCCGCTTGACCGCGTTGGCATCGGCCACGGGGCTACGGTGGGGCTTGCAGGTCTTCACCGGCGGCAAATCGATCCACGCCTATGTGATCTTCAATCGCAAGTTGGCGGCAAAGGATCCTGTCTACGCGGAAATCCAGAACCTTTTGATCGCCGTCTTGGAAGGCGACACCACGATCACCAACGCCGCCGGGTTGATGCGGTTGCCGGGTTACGACGGGGACGACCGCAAGCAACCCGTCTTGCACTTGGATGCCACGGCGAAATACGAACCCGGACATGTCCGCAACATGCTTCGGGCCTACGCCCAAACGATGGGGATCACCGACGCCGCCGTCTTGGCCCGCGTTGTCGATTGCCTTGCCGTGGCGAAACGGTTGGACGACGCCGCCAAGCACACGGATCCCGAATCGGCCCGCGACATGCGGGGACACGCAACCCACCTACGGGCCACACGGGTCACGACCGACGCCGACGACGTAGCTTTGGCACATGCGATGTTGGGCACCCACGGGGCCGTAGACGTGTCGGGCGGACATGCCGGCGGGGTTGGTGCGGGAAAGGTCTTTCGCGTCGCTGCGTTGGCCCTGGACGCCTACAAGGGAATGGCACGCGGGGCACGGACCGAAGCCCCTTGTTGTTCGATGTCCCACGCAAAAGGGGCCGCCGTGGTCCTGTCGGCACCCGGTGAATCGCCCCGCTTGAAATGCTGGCGATGTGGCCACGTGGTCTTGGCCCAAACGTTCAACGCCGTTGACGTAAAGGACGTTGACGACCTTGACGCCAAGGTGAACGACTTGTTGGCGAAAGACCCGATTGCACCGTTGGACCCGTGGGAAACCGCTCCCTTGTCCGAGGACCGCGAACGCTACTACGACCTTCGACGTTTGGACCAAATGGCCGAACTTCGCACCGACCCCGAACACTACGGCGACTTTGCCCAACACATCGCCGACCGACGCAAAGAAGCCGACGCGATGGATCCCGAAGTGGTCAAGGCCGCACGGGAAGCCGTTCGCCACGGCAAGGATCTAGTGCCCCGCTACCGCAAGAAGTACACGGACGCGGGGGCAACTTGGCGGCAATGTGGCGTGGCCCAAGGTATGGTCAACGTCCAAACCTTCAACTTGACGGCGTATCAGCACCTTTGCAAAAGCCGCCGATGCCCGAAGTGCGGGCCGTGGGTTGCCGCGATGCAAGTGGCGGGCATTTGCTTCATGCCGCCCGTGGATGTCGCGGGGCACCTTGCGGGCCGCCGTTTGGTGGACGTGCCCGACTTGTACGCCTACGAAATGGACGCGAAACGGCTTGGGGCGTGGAAGAAGCACTTTGAGCGGGATGTCGCAAATAGTCTATACACTAGTAGTATAGACTATCTGCGACATGACAATAGATTCATGGTGTTCCACCAAGGGGCAACACGGGGCGGAAGCAAAGGAAGCCGTTGTGTCGTGTTGTCCACGATGGACGTGACGGCGTCTTGGCCTGGGGTGGCAATCGGCAATCGGCCTGACGACACATCCCCCGCGTCGTGGGTCAAGTACCGCGGGCAAGTTGTGCAATGGGTGGCCGACGCCTTGGACCGCACGATCGAGTTGGACGTGGAGTTTAACGAAGTGTCGGTCACGGGCCGCGTGTCGGCATCCCGTGGCGTCACGCTACGGCCGGGGACGCTTGTCCAACGGGCATGCCACACGCCCCAAGCCGTCATGGAACCCCGCTTGCGGTCCGTCCAAGCCGCCCGTGACGCCTTCGCCAGTACGCCTTTCAAAGTCATTTCGGAAACCTACGACACCGAAGGAAAGAGCAAGACCTTGACCGAAGCAACAACCGAACCCGTCTACGATGGGCGGTTTGCCCGGGCGATTTGGGACCAAGTGGCGATCCGCCCGACGAAAGCGGTTGCTGTGGTGCCTACCGCGTTCACGCAAGCCGTGGATGCCCTTGTCGACGTAGCCCTTGGAGGGACAAAATGATTCGAACGAAGCAACCGGGCGAAAACGGCAAGTGCCAAGGATGTTGGTGCAAGTTGCCCACGGGCACCAAGGTCCACATCGCCGAAGGCAAACGGTCGTATGAACGCACCGTGATTGCCTTTCGGTGCGTGGCGTGTGGCGACTTCTCGCCGCCGCCCGAACCGTTGGATCCATCATGGTACGACAAAGAACCGATGCCGACGGGAAGCTACCGGATGCGTTCGGCGTGGATCCGTGACCCTTCGCATTGCACGGCGTGCGGGACGCGGATCCACTTTGGCGATTGGATGTATTGGAAGCCCGCCCACGGCCCCCGGTGCGTAACGTGCGGTGACCACCCAAACAAGCCCGACCCGTGGCACCTTTCCGAGCGTGACATCGCCATGGCGAAGGCATTGGGCCGCGTGACGCTAACTTGCGTGAACTGATCAACGGCAACTAGATGTCTTCTACACGTCGAAATATGTAGTTCCACTTCCCATCATCGAAGTAGACCGTCACCAACACCCAACCTTCTTTTAGCTGGTTGTCGAACACTGCAGGGCCTGTGGGGGAAGGGAACGAAAGAATCTTGTGCTTCATTTCGACACGTAGAGCCCAAGTCAACTAGGGCCTACGGTGCATGTCAGCATGTCGTGACCGAAATCGTCAAGCCCATCGTCTGATCTTCCAATAGTTAGGCTATAGAACCGACATAGGTATGCGGGCCACAAGAACACGGCCCCGACGATGGAAGACGACCATGCTTGAAATGACCGTAAACCGACAACGTTTGACCCAATGCCGCACCAAGACCTTATTTACTTTCGCGGACTACAACGCCAACAAGGTCAACAAGGACACGTGGCACACCTTCTTGTTGACCGACGCCGAAGGCCGCGAATGGTTATGGTCCGGAAATGATAGGTACCCGGATGCAATGAACAACGTAAACAAGTTGGTAGCGGCCATCAAGGCCGCCTACTTGCCCGAAGGTGCCACGGCCCGCAACGGCCACGCCCAAGTGTGGATCCGTTCGTGGCCCGACGGCACAAAGGCGTGGGAACACTTCCACTTTCAAGCCGTGACCCAACCCTTGCTGCCACCCGAAGTGGATTGCATCACCGACTTGTTTGGGTAACAAAGGAAACAACCATGAACAACCAAGAACATCTTGACCACATGATCGAAACGTTGACGCGGATTGACGCCAAACTTGACCGCTTGATCGCCTTGTTGAAGGCCGACAAGCCCGACGACAAGAAGGGGGCCGACGACAAGAAGGGGGCCGACGACAAGAAGGGGGCAGACGATGACGAACCCACGACCTGAACGACGACCACGGCCCCGCAAGCCCAAGCCCCCGGCGGACCGGCACTTGCAACCCGAACCGGGCTACTTGCTTGCCAAAGACGTTGCCGACCTTCTGGGTGTCACGGCTTACCACCTAGTTGCACACCGTCGGACGACCTACGCTTGGCTGCCCGAACCCTACACGCTTCGCACGACGGGGTCGGATGGCCTTCGGGACCACGTTCGGGCCTTGTATTGGCCCGAAGCCGAAACCCGTCAAGCCATCACCCAAGGCCGCCCGCGGTGGTCCCACGGTTGGCACGCCGTGCCTGGGTGCCAAGGGGCCGAAGTGTGGTGTGACGCCCAAGGGACAAGGCCGTCCAAGTGCCGCTTGACCGCTTTGCTCACGTCCAACGTGTCCGACTGGTTGACCGACATCGAAGCCGCCGTGCATGCCCACTTTGGGCACCTAGCGTATCTGGACACCCCAAGCCCTTGTGTGCCTGGCACGTGGGCACTTTGCCCTGCCACCTTCGGCTAGGACACAGGCCGCGTAAGCCCCCGATGGACGCCCCCTAGTAGACCTTGGGAGGCACCATCGCCTTGCGAATCCCAATCACTGGCAATCCCGACATCGACCGCGTGACCGTCAAGACGGCTGTCGCCTTGATGCACGCCCAAGCCGAAGCCTCCGCCAAGTTCGCGGGGTTGAAGCGTAAGGTCGAAGCCATCCGCTTGGCCGCTTGGTGTCAACGCCAACGTGCGCTGATGACCCGACGGGTCAAGAACGCCATCAAGGCCGTAAGACACCCCCCGGTCCGTTTCTGGGGCCCTGGGGGCACCTGGCGGGGTATCCAACCCCGCACTTATTGCCGCAAACCCTGATTTTCCCGAGGTTGCACGCTGAAGTCTGGACGCCCGAAGACCACCAACGACAAACCCGCCCGTCGGTCACGACCGGATCGGGCCGACACGTCCTTGATTGGGTTGACGGAACCGCAAGGCGATCCCGACATCGGCAAGAAGACGGGCGTTGCCAAACGGAAGTCGGATCCGACGGGGCCAAGGGCCACGGCCAAGAAGGGCTTGTTGGGCGTCTTGTTGTCGGACCCAAGGCTAGAAGCCAACGACCGCAAGTCAATCCAAGAAGCCCACGCCGTCGGGGTCACCGTCCAAGACCTTGCGGCATTGACGGTCTACGAAATCCGCTTGGCCCAAGCTTGCTTTGCATCCAAAGAACTTGCCGCCAAGGATCTGATCGTCGCCATCGGCAAGGCCGCAAGTCACGTTGCCGCCGCGGCACAACTTGGGCAAGCCCAGGCACCCACCGGGGCCAACATCACGATCACGTTCAACGGCACCGGACCGACGGCCACGCACCCCGACGCCGTGGCGCCACAGCATGACCCCGATGTTGGCGACATCATCGACACCGAGGGGTGAACCGTGCCCCGCTTGGTGCCCCTTCCGACACGTCCACCCGCCGCCAACGTCGCCAACGTCGCCAACGTCGCCTTGGATCTGGATCAGGCGTGGAACTTGTACGACCGACAAGCCCACTTCGTGGCCGATGATCACTTGTTCGCCATGTTCTTGGGTGGCGTCGGGTCGGGCAAGTCCCACGCCTTGACCGCGTGGGTCGTCCGGCGGGCCTTGGCGAACCCGGGGGCCATCGGTGCCTTGTTGGGCCGCACGTCGGTTGACCTTCAAGCCATCTTGATCCCCGCGTTCTTTGACCGCTTGCAAGAATGCCAAGACGTCACGGGCGTCAACCTTGTGCGGGACTACGACAAGGGCAACGCAAAGGTCACGTTGTGCAACGGGTGCCAGGTCTACTTTCGGCCGTACAACCGGATCGCCAAGTTGCGGGGACTTACCCTTACTTTTGCCGCCGCCGACGAAGTCGAATGGTCGGAAGCCGAACCCGAAGAAGTCTGGTCCGTCTTGACGGGCCGCTTGCGTGGTCGTGGCCCCTTGCCGGGCTTGGCCTTCGCCACGTCTCCGAACGGGTTGCGAGGCATCACGCGCCGCTTCGTGGACGCCCAACGCCACTACATCACGGCACGGGGCCAAGGTGACGCCGCTGGGGTCAAGACCTGGGGCCGCTTCTACACGGTGACGGCAACCAGCTTCGCCAACCCCTTCTTGCCGACCCACTTCTTTGACTCCCTGCGATCGATGTCGAAAAGACGGTATCAGCAGGAGGTTGAAGGCAAGGTGCTGCGTCCAAGCCACACGGTCCTTCAACTTGAAGCACGCCACATGATCCCGTGGCGATGGCAAGACCACCCGACCTTGCCGCGGGTCTACGGGATCGATTGGGGTGGCGGGGCACATCACGTTGCCATCATGTGCCAAGTCGAAGCATCGGGCCGTTGGGTCGTGGCCGACGAACTGATCCTTGATGACGCCCCACGCGGCACCTTCCAAGACCGTTTGCAAAAGTGGATCGATGGCCACGGCACCACGCCCCCAACCTTGTTGGCCGCCGACCGGGCCGCACCCTTCGAGAACCAGGTGTTGCAAACGCGATACCGGACAACCCCGCTTCGATGGATGGAAACCAAGGAAGATCAGGGCATTGTGCGGGGCCTTGAACTAATGCGGGACTTGATGGATCCGTGTGAGGGGCAGCCCTTGTTGGTCTTCAGTGACAAGCTGGCCCAGACGGTCACGGGCCAGACGGCGCCGATCATCCCGGCGATGCGGGGCTATTGCTACCACTTGGACGCCGAAGGCCAACCGACGACACGGCCCCGCAAGGACAACGTCAACGACCACGCCATGGACGCCTTGCGGTACATCATCATGGCCGGGGCCACCGACCCACGCCTTCACGGCGGGCACCGCTTGTTTGCCCCGCAATCGGGCAACGGGTGGAAGCCCGAAGCCGCCCAAGCCGTCGGCCGATCCGACCGCCAAGTGACCTAGCCCCGTCCCGCGTAAGTCACCGATGGACGCCCATATGTAGCACAAGGGGGCTACATGCTCATTGGCGACCTTTCGATCTGGAACCAAGCCGAACACGCCCGAAAGTCCCGGCAACTAGACTTGCTTGCCCGTGGCGACTATTCGCCCATCCTTGACGAGCTGCGACGGGCCTACCCAAGAACGGACTTGCCCGTCCGGGCGATCCCTTTTGTGTCCCGATACGTTGCCGAACTTTCGGGCATGTACGCCCGTCCCGTCGTCCGCCGCTTCCGTGCCGCCACGTTGGAACAACCCGTTTGGCAAAAGCTGCAAAGCGTCTATGACGCAAGCCGAATCGACCGCCAACTTGAACTTGCCGAAGCCGACTTGTGGACGCAAAACGTCTTCCTGGCCGTGGTCTTGCCCGACGGAATCGGCAAGGTGCGGTTGCACGCCTTCAAGCCGTGGCAAGTCGAAGAACTTCAAACGTGCGACGCGATGCGGGCCAACGACCCGACGACGTGGACACGCCTGGTTGTCACGGTGCCGATGCAGGCCGTGGCGGGCCAAGTGGTCATGGGCCGCATGGTCCTAACGCCGACGACGGCAAGCCGCACCATCGGCGGGCAAGATGTCGGCATCTACGCCGCCGACAAGTCACACCCCTTCGGGCGGATCCCCGTCGTCGTGGCCTACCGTGTCGCACCCGACCCGGGGCGTAGCTTGCCTCCAGTCAACGATGCCGTCTTGAACTTGCAAGTAGCTCTAAGTTTGCAACAAGCCGACAACGAAAACATCGTCCGCAACTGTGCCTTCCCGCAAAAGTGGATCAAGAACGCCAACGTGTCCCAACTTGTGGAAGAAATCAGTCACGGGCCGGACAAGTTCATTGCGATGGTGATGGGCGACCCCCAAGCCCCGGCACCCGAGCTTGCCATCGCCCAAGGTCAAGTGCCCGTGGCCGAACTGGTCAGCTTCGCCGAACACCAGATCCGCCTGTACTGCGCAATGCTGGGCCTTGACCCTTCCAGCTTCCTGAGGGTCAACACGGCCGTCACTGCCGCCGCCCGACTTTTCGCGGCGCAAGATAGGCAAGCGATGCGGGACCGCATCTTGCCCTTGTTGACGCAACTTGAACGGGACTTGTTGGCGTTGATCACCACGGTCTTGTCGCTTCGGGAACCGATGCCGTTCCCGTCGGACTTGTCGCTTGATGTCACTTGGTCACCGTACACGGCAAGCCCGGACCCGCAAGCCGCCGCCCAAGCCCTTCAAGCCGAAGTCGCCCTTGGCGTGTCGTCACCCGTTGACGCGGTCATGGCCCGTGACGGCGTGGGCCGTGCCGCCGCCTTGTACACGGTCAAGACCAACTTGGACGAAGCACGGGCCTTGGGCTTGATCCCCGCCCCCGCCGCCTTGTCCGACGGGCCACAAGAAGCCCAAGCCGAAGGCCAACCCGAAGCCGACACGACCGACACGACGGGGGGCAACTAATGCAGATGTCCGTCAAGGTGACGTGGAGCAAGACGGCAACGGTTGACTTGAAGGCTGCCCTTCAACGGCCGATGGCCCTTGCTACGGCCACGGCCCGACACATCCAAGCACGGGTTGCACAAGGCCAATATGCCACGCAACCAGACCCTTTCAGCACCACGCCCCACGCCGGACCGAAGGACAAGCCCCGCTACTACATCAGCCCGGCATACGCCACCAAGGTTGGCTTGGGCAATCAGACCCGTTTTGCATCTTCGCAAGAAATGCACGCCGCCCGTGGGCTACGCCCGGGGCAAGGGTCGGGTGAACTGATTCGGTCGTTGCAAGTCCGCAACTATGGTGCCGAAGGGGCCGTGATTGAGCCTAGCGGGTCAAGCACGGGTGCATCGTCCACTTGTTCGGCCATCACGCAAAAGAAGTCGGGCACGTTTGAGTTGACCTTGAGCGACAAGGGCCACCTTCGGGCGAAGCAAGTGCGGGAGCTATCCCGCGACGAAGGCGGCAAGGTCAAGTTCCGCCGCAAGCCCAAGCTTGTACGCAACGCCTTGAAGGCTGCCACCTTGTTCAAGAACAGCAACGTGGGCCTACTTCAAAACACCGACGAAGAACTGATCGCCATGTCCAACGCCTTGGCCGCCCATGCCGCCGTTTGCACGGCCCGTGCTTTGGGTGGCCGTGCCGACAATCTGCCCCACGGTGGGGATCCACGGCTTTACGCCGCATGTTTTAGGGAGTTGTCCAAATGACCGATAGCACCACCACGACCGACACGACGAACGACATCACGCCACCCGACCCCCAAGCGGGTGGTGGTGACAAGGCACCCGACAACGTGACCGACGACAAGGCCCCCGACCTTGCGGCACAGATTGCTTCGTTGACCGCCACGGTTGCCGCCCTACAAGCCGACAAGGCCAAGGCCGACGCCCAAGCCGAAGAAGCACGCAAGGCAAGCTTGACCGAAAGCCAACGCCTTGCGGAAGACCGCCAAGCCGTGGACGCCGAACGCAAGGCCCTTGTTCAAGAAGCACGCAAGGCCGCCGCCGACCGTTTGGGCATCAACCCCAAGGCCATGGCCCTTGTGCCCGACGTTGACCCAAGGACCGCCGACGGGGCCCAGGCCCTTGAAGCGTGGGTCAAGGGCAACCCCGAGTTTTGCAAGGGCAACACGGCCCCGCCGGACCCATTGGCGGGCATTGCCAACACGACCAAGGGCAAACTTGCGGACATCTTCAGTGGCAAGACCAAGAACCCTTTGATCACCACGGATTCACTTCGGAAGATGTACGGCGGCTGAAGTCCCGTAAGCCACCGATGCACACACCTTTAGTAGTAGGAGCACCATGCCGAACGACACCACAAGCACCACCGCACAAGCCCCTAGCGGGTTTGTCCTTCCGACGAAAGCCGAACTTGCCCAAGCACGGGCCAACGCCGACAAGGCACGCAACCACGGCGAAGACGAAGGCTTGAAGCCCGGTCGGGTCGTGGATTTGGACTATGGCCAATGGGCCGCCGCCATCGTGGACTTGTCCGAAAAGCCTGACCGGGTTGAACACAACCGCCGACGCCATGCCGCAAAGGGCTATGTCAAGGTTGGTGGCAACCCGATCGTGATGGGATTCCCCAAGGCCGAAGTTTGGGTGATCAGTCGCGAAGACTACGAACGCAACCGTGCCCTTCGCCTTGATCGCATCACCAAGGCGGTAGAAGACGGCGAGATGTCCGAAACCGCCTTGTCGGTCGAAACCGTCAGGACGCCACGGCGAAAACGGCCCTAGTAGTGGCCGACGCCGACGCACCGAAGCCCCCGGGTAGATAGGGGTCACGAAGCGAACACGGCCCGCGAGGTAGGCCCACAACGTCCCCAATCCGGGGACAAGTGGAGTATCTACCATGGCGAACTCGTTTGCGGCTCCCCGCATTTTCCAAGACGCCTTCGTGGCGGCAATCGCTGAACAACCGGCGGCATTCGCACGGGCGGGCCGTGTCGTTACGGGCCTTCCGGGCACCTACCGAATCGGTGGTGTGATGGCCGGTGGCCTTGCCCAAACCGTGGCCGACACGGATACATCGGTGACGGCAACCGACGTGGCAACCATCGAATCGACGGTGAACACGTCGCACCGCGTCATCAAGCACACCGTCCCCCGTCACGTCTTGGACAAGGACTATGCCCTTGCGGCATGGGGCCAGCAACTTGCAAGTGACGTGGCCGTCAACTTGTCGAAGGACTACTTCGACTTCTTGGAAGGCTTGTTTGCCGCCGCACACCCCCGGGCAGGTGCGGGTGCATTCCAAGTTGGTGCCGGCAAGAAGTACATCGATTCGGGCTTGGCCTACTTGGCGGGCTTGGGTGGTGCGGGCACGCAAAGCAACTTGTTGACTTCCGCCTTTTCCGAAGCAGCGTTGTCGTCGGCCTTGCAGTTGATGATCAAGTACAAGACCGACCGTGGCGTCCCGATGCACTTGGGCATCAACGGCGGGTTGGTCTTGGTCGTCGGGCCGAAGAACCTGCAAACGTCACACGAAGTCATCAAGTCCACCTTGTCGGGTTCCGACATGGCCGACAACATGTTCAAGGGCCTGATCGCCGACGTGGTTTGTTGGAACTTCACGACCGACGAAGACGACTGGTTCTTGATTTCCGACCCGTCCAAGCCGTCTTGCCCGGTTGGCACGTACATCGCCGAAGCCCCCACGGTCTACGCGAAGCCTTCGGATGACGACCAGTTCGTCCACTTGATGGCGGAATACACATCGGCTTGCTTCAAGTCGCCGATGGAAGCCGGGATCATCGGTGCCGACGTGGCCTAAGTGCTGAAAGGTTCTAGGGCCGTGGGGTGTAGGTCACGCACTTGCACCCCACGGCCCCAAGCCGACCGATGACCTTGGGGGCCGCCGTGACCGAACTAGAACTGACATACGACACGACCACAACCGTCACGCACTTTGACGTTGATGGCATCGTGCCCACGTCGGCCACTTGCTTGTTAAGCAAGGCCGATGGTTCAACCGTTTCAGCCCCCACGGTCACCTTGCCTTCCCTTTCGACGACCCTTGCCGCGGGGTCAACCGCAAGCACCCTGATCCTTGGGTCCGTGACGGGCCTTGCCCGTGGTGACCACTTCCGGGTCACGTGCGCGGGCCAAGACTACGTTGTGCATGCCATGACCGTGAACGCCACAACCAAGGCCGTGGGCCTTGTGGCCGCCTTGCCCGTGACCCCGACAACGGGCGATGTGGTCAAGGCGTTGAAGATGACGGCCACCATCGCCGCCGTGGGCCTTGCGGGCATCGGCGGCAACTATCGCCTTGCCTGGAACTACACCGACGGCACGAACCCCCGGCAAGTGGGCTATCCCGCCGCCGTTGTCCGTTGGCCTTGGACGCCCGTTTGTGGCCCCGATGACGTGGCCGAAATCATGGTCGACTTCGGCACGTTGTGGTCTGTGTCCAAACGGCAAGACGTGGCCGACAAGGTCAACGAAGCCATTCGGGCAAAGTTGGCCCAAACGGGCCGACGCCCAAGCCTTTACTTGTCGTCCTTGGTTTTCCAAGACGTGGCCCGGGCAGGCATCCGCTACGAACTTGCCATGCGTGGGGTGGCCCACGGTGGTCAGGTCATCGAAGCACAACGCGAAACCCGCTTTGCCTTCCAAGACGGTTTGACCACGGTCATCACCGGGTTGTCGGCATTTGACGCCAACGCCGACGGGCAGATCGATTCGAACGAAGCACGGCCCATGCACTTTACGATTCGCGGGGTGCGGTAAATGGCCTTCACGTCTACCGCCGCCGTCTTGGACGCCATCGAGGCCCGCGTAGAAGCGTTGACGCCGTCCACGCAAGTCAACGCCGATGACCGCTTTCAAGTCATCATCGGTGAACCACGAGGACAAACCGTCCCGCCACGTACCTGTTTCTTGTCGGCCTTTGCTGGCATCCCGAATCGCCAAGGTATGGCGTGCTATCCGTGGACAACGCAAGTTGCCCTTGAAGTTGTCTACTTGGACGTGCCCACAGAAGCGGGGCAACCGACCATCGCACAGACGGCCATCAGGGACAGCGAAGACATCCTTGCCGATTTGTTCACCTGGGCCAGCCAAACCGACGGCATCGATCGCATCGACCCCGACACGGCCGAAGTCACCCCGATGGGTGACGGTTCCCTTTCGTGCACCCGACGTATTCGGGTGGATTTTCAACGGGCCTGATAGGCCAAACGTGTGAGGCAATATAATGGCTTACTGGCAAGAACACTCCCTAGGCGTTGCACCGCAGGTCAGCGGGTTTGGCACGGCGGCAACCGTTGATGCAGACTTTGCTTGGATCCAAGGCGATCGGCCCAAGGTTCAGTTCGCAACCGAACTGGTTGAACTCGACCTGATGACGGGGGAAATCGGAGCCGCACCCGAACGGCTTCCGGGCCGTCGGCATGGCACGATTAGCTTTTCCATGCCCTTGGAAGGGTTGAAGTCGGGCTATGACCCGACCGCCGACGATCCGGGCGACACGGGCATCTTGCCGCATTGGGTGTGCATGGTTGCCAACGCCTTGGGTTCCAACATCGCGGCATCCGACACGGCCGTCAAGTTTTGGAAGGGCTTGCACTTGTCCTTGTCGGAATACACCGCGGGCGTGGCCGTGACGTCGGGTGTCATCGCCGGGTGCACGTCCACCTTGGTCAAGACCTTCGACGCCACTACGTCGAACAAGGTGTCCGTGGGTGAACTTGTCATTGCCGCAACCACGGCAACCGATACGGCACCGCAGATGGGCTTCGTCAAGACCAAGGCGGGCCAAGACCTGACCTTGTTTGAGGCATCGGGCAACGTGGCCGCCGCCGAAGATGACATGTACGGCACGGGCACCGCTTGGATCAGTGTTAATCACGGGAGCCAGTTGCCGATGACCTTCCGGTGGAACGGTGACGCCGAGGAAGCGTGTTACATCTTGTCCGACGCGGTTTGCACGGGCTTCAAGTTGACGTGGGAATCGGGGGCCGTGCCAACGATCGAGATGGCGTACAGCTTCCACGACTTCCAGATCGACAAGGCCGGCACGGGCACCAAGGGTGGGTTGCAAGTCCCGGACCCCTTCCAACGCATCCCCCAAATCGTCGGCGTGAACAACGGTCGGGCGATGTTGGGTGCCGCTTTGAAGTGTGGCTTGGAGTCTTGCAGCATTGAGTACAAGACCGAAATCGCTGAACTGAAGTGTCATTCGGCAACGCAAGGGATCACCGGGGTCGTCTACAAGAAGCCCCGCATCAACGTGTCCGTGTCCTTGCCGTGGGTGTCCACTGATCTGGTCTATGACGCCGCCGGGTCGTCGGGCAACGTCGGGTCGCACGTGTGGCAAAGCTACTTGGAGCGTGGCGTTGCAACGTCGTTGGGCGTCTACGTGGGCAGCAACGTGGGCCGATGCTTCGCCTTCTTGGTGCCGTCGGCCCGCATCGTGGCCGTCCCCCAAGTGGCCGAAATCAACGGGGCCGTTGGCTACCAGTTGAGCATTGAAGCGGGGGCCTACACGGCCGACGCATCCGACACCGCGGAGACTTCGGCCAACAGCCCGAAAAACTCGCCGTTCCGCGTGTCGGTTGGCTAGTCCTAGTGAACGTCCCCCGGGCCGGGTCGTGGTGCCCCGACCCGGGGGGCTAGTTACCGTCACGCGCACCACACGACATGAGGCACCACATGAACGACGACATTCTAGCAGGTAGCACCAAGGACTTGCGTTTCGACAAGGACGGGCACTTTGTCCACGTGTCGGATTGCCCGACGGGCCCAACCTTTACCGTCCAGATGTTGGACTACTGGCAAGCACGGGAAGTCATGGCCATCGCCGACCCCGTGGCCCAGATCCGCCGCACGGTTGAACTGGGTTTGGTGGCAATCGACGGTGACGCCGACAAGGCCAAGACCTTCTTGGCCCGTCCCAAGGCCAAGCTGATCAACCCCTTGAACGACGCAATCACGGATTATTTCTTGGGAAACTAAGGCAGTGGGCGAGGGTTGACGTGACGCACAAGGGATCCAAGCAAACCTTCGTCACGGCCTTGCCCACATTGCTACGGCTTGCGAAGGCCCCCGGCAAGGTGCGGGGCATCTTGGGTTGCCAAGGGCAAGGGCACTTGCACCCCGTGCCGATGTCCGCCCGTGACGTGTCCGATCTGGATTGGTCCGTGTGCCCCCTTGACCTACTTGGGGATCCCCACTTCGGGGCCGTGTTCGCCCTGGACCGGTTGGCGAAGGTGGCACCCCTACAAGGATGGCCTGATCGATACGCCGCTTGGGCCGTGGCGGGCTTGATGGCCGTTCGCGACGCAAGGGAAGGGGGCTAACCAATGGCGGGGGCACAAGCCAATGTCCGCAACATCATCACGATTGACGGCGTAGACAACGCTAGCGATGCCGTCAACAAGGCCAAGGCCGCCTTGGGGTTGCTTGGTGACCAAGCCAACAAGACCGGCAAGGCCACC